CCTACACCGAAGCTACCACCCTTCATATGGGAGTGGGTTGTATTTGGTGATCCTAATGCAATCGTGTTAAAGTTTAGAGAAGAGAAATCCTGGTGGTTCAGAATGAAGACCAGGATTCTTCTCGGCAGTAAGTGGAAACGTTTATAAATAACTCGTCTATGCCAAATGGGTAGACATTACATCAACTCTCGCTTAAATAGGAGAACTAATATGGCTAACACTTTTTACGGCTCAAGCTTTGCTTTTACCCCAGAAATAGATAAGTTTTTTGTTGGATTTGATCCTCTAGTACAGAAACTAGCATCAGCGGCAGAGCAGACAGCAAAGCTTTCTACGAACTATCCACCATACAACATCAAAAAGATTGATGGAAACAAGTATGTCATTGAAGTGGCAGTTGCGGGGTTCGCGCGCGAAGACATTGACGTTGAACTCTCTGATGGTAAACTAACTATTAAGGGTAATGTCAAGTCGGGTGAACCTGCTGAAAAAGACTCAAAAGGCGAATGGACTTGGCCACTATTTCTACATCAAGGATTGGCAATGCGTCCATTTACGCGCCAGTTCACACTTGCTGATCATGTTGAAATCACTGGCGCAGAACTTCTAAATGGGATTCTTCGCGTTGGTTTGGAGTATGTCATTCCAGAACATAAGAAACCGAAGAAGATTGACATTCAAGACAAACATGATATCCATACAACAAAAAAATCTTCTTCTACCGCAGAATATCTGGCTGAAAGAGAAAGAAAATAAATGCTAGAAAAATACATCGTCCCTGTATCAAGAGTTGCAGGGTTTACCATTGCAGGTCTATGTTTGATCACTATGTATAATCTTCTTGCACTATAAGGAGATTGTCTATGTGGCCTTATACTGAGGACGAATGGGATTATCTAGGATAATCTATAAATAGAGAGGGGCATATTGTCCCTCTCTTTTTGTTTCAAGGACTATAGCGATGAGTTTCTACACAGATGTAATCCAAAAGAGCCCATTGTTTCATACAACAAACATGGTAAACTCTTTAGACTTGTTATTCCCAGCGTTCAAAGCCAAAGTCGAAGCACTTATGGCAGAATCTGCTGCTGCTGGTCAACCACTAAAAGTTCTAGAGACATATCGCTCAAATGAACGTCAGTTGCAGCTATTCAATCAACATGCAACCAAACTGAAGAATGTTGGTGTGCATCATTATGGGCTGGCTTGCGATATCGTAAAGCTGATCAACGGTCAACCTTCGTTTGAGGGAGACTATACGTTTCTTTGCAGACTAGCAACAAAGCACGGTCTTATCTCTGGTGCAGATTGGGGCTCTCCTAAAGCAGTACATACATTCAAGGACATGGATCATGTCCAGTTTGTTTCTGTAAAAGATCAAAACAAACTCTTCAATGGTTCATGGTACCCAGATGCCAACTATGATCCTTATCAAAATCTATAAGGAATGTCAATGCACAAGTTTGGTCACTTTCTAAGAGAAGATATCTCTCTTACGTTTCAGTATCATGATGAGTTGAATCCTCTTATCTGGGATGGTGATGAACTAAAGCAGAACATCAAAGAACGTCTTCTATTGATTGGTAGAATGTTTGCTGTGTTTGCCAATATTCCAGAAGATGCTATCAAAGACATCGTGTTCACTGGTGGCAATGCAAACTATAACTATACACCACATTCCGATCTAGACGTTCATCTACTGATCAACATTCCAAAGATTCCAGGTATCAACCGCGTGTATCTTGATGATTATCTTTATGATAAGAAACTGTTATGGGGATACAAACATCCATCGCTGACTGTCATGGGATATCCTGTTGAACTATATGCGCAGAGTTATAGAGAGAAGTTGGTGTCACCTAAAGCAAATCGTGGTGTCTACTCTCTAATGCAAGACAAGTGGCTGTTCAAGCCAAGAAAAGAGAAGCCAGGTGACTTTCACAATGACACAGGCTTTAAGAATAGACTTGAACATCTAATCAAACAGATCGAAGATGTTCTCACAAAGACTGGTGACCATAGCGAAGACATTAAGCGCCTCAAGATCAAGATCCGCAATATGAGAACTGCCGGCATCCATAAAGCAGGCGAGTTGTCAACAGAGAATCTTCTGTTCAAAGAACTTAGAAATAAAGGATTTATATCTAAACTAAACGACTATATACAACAAGCCGAAGATTCTAGTCTGTCTTTATAATTTTTGGTATCAGTTTACTGTTTACTCCACAGAAACGATCTTTATTTGCATAAAAGACATCTTTCTTGATACGAACCATTTTGTTTTCGTGTAAATCGTATGCAGTTATTCTGTCTTTTTGATTGTCTGACATTTTTTTCTTTGATTCGTCTGTGTGGATTTTTCCTAATTTTGCCTGTCTACATTTTTCCCGATGTTCGATCGATAATGTTTTACCTATACGAGATTTCAACTGTTCTTGCGTTAGTTTTCTTCCTTTTAATTTCTCAGAATGTTCTGGTCTCTTTTTTCCATACCAATAATGAAGTTCTCCCTTTTGACATTCGGACATTTTGCATCTAGTTTCTTCTGTTATATTTTTTTTACTTTTAGATATTTTTTCTTTACATTCTTTAGACCGTTTGCTTCCATAATTTGGAGATAAATTTCCCTTTTTGCCAAACATAGGATGATTGTTTCCCGATGTTTGGCCAGTTGATGCATCTTCCATTATAAGATTTGCCCAGTTTGTAGATTCAACAATGTTGTTTTCTTTTGAGAATTTAAGTGCAAATTCTGTAGCAAGCTTTTGGCAATCAAATCCAAAAATTTCGACCGTTTTAGGATGTCCTTTGTGCTTTGTTATATGTCTTAGCCACAACTTTCCAGATCCTTTATATCTAAAAGGATCTTTCTTTTCTGTTTTGCCAAAATATTTAAGACCACAATGGTTACATTGTTTAATATAAAGATAAATAGTCATGCTGGAATCTCCTAAGTTTCTAGAGTCAGTAGGATGGCACTCCGTGACTGACACTTTTATTTATAAAAACGAAGAACTTCGTAATATGGGCTACATTGATAAGCTAAACGAATATCTGATAAAAACGCAAGATCGACATTTATCTGTTTACTAATCTCTCGCTTTGGTGTAAGATGAGCCATTGAGAGATTCTAAACAGTTGAGGTGATATGGATTATTATACAAACACATTCATGCAACGCGGCAAGATGTATGTACGCGGCATTCAAAACGGCAAACAAGTAAAGCAAGTTGTCAACTATAAGCCATATCTGTTTATTCCTACAACAGAACGTACGAAGTATAAAAACATCCATGGTTCTCCTGTGGGTAAGATCGACTTCGATTCGGTTGATGATGCAAAAGAGTTTCAGAAAAAATATGAAAACATCGATGGAATGCCAATCTATGGCATGACTCATTTCATCTATCCATTCATGTATGACACATTTCCAGGTGAAATCAAGTACGATCCTTCTGCAATCTCTGTTGTCAGTCTTGATATCGAAACTGTGGTTGGCGATGTAGATATTGCTACTGCCATTCAAACAACTCCAAATGAAGTGACTGCTATTACCATTTCGCGCAATGGTAAGAAAGCGGTGTTTGGTTGTGGAGATTATACACCACACGAAGACAACATCATCTACTACAAATGCAAAAATGAATACCAACTGTTTCAGAAGTTTCTAGATATCTGGAACTCCTATGATTATAGCCCAGATGTGCTGACTGGTTGGAACGTAGAGTTTTTTGACGTTCCCTATCTTGTTGGTCGCATTCGGATGGTTCTAGGAGAAGATGCTGCGAAGCGTCTTAGCCCATGGCAAATGCTTCGCGAGTATGATGTTGAAATCAAGGGACGTAAGATGACATCATACTACATGATGGGCATCACTGTACTTGACTGGATGGCACTTTACAAGAAGTTTACATACACATCACAGGAATCCTATCGTTTGGATCATATTGCCAAGATCGAACTTGGTGATCAGAAGCTAGACTATAAATCACAAGGTTACACAAGTCTACAAGATTTGTATGAAAGAAACTTTCAGCTTTACGTTGAATACAACATCCATGACGTTCATATCGTTGATCGGCTAGAAGATAAGATGAAACTGATTGAACTGGTGTTTGCTATTGCTTATGACGCAAAGGTAAACTATCAGGATACACTAGCATCTGTGCGCCAGTGGGACGTAATCATCCACAACTATCTGATGCAACGAAATATCGTTGTAGACAATCAGAAGAAATCTGGTCGTAGTGATGATAGTCTTGTTGGTGGTTATGTTAAAGATCCAAAAACAGGTATGCATCGTTGGATGGTTTCATTCGACCTTAACTCTCTGTACCCACATTTGATTCAACAATACAACATCTCACCCGAGACGTTTGTTGAAAAGATGTGGGACTTCTTAAGCATCGATCAACTGTTGAGAGTTAGAGACACTGGGTTGCAAGGCTCTGAATACTCTTATGCAGCCAATGGTTGTGTATATCGCAAAGACAAGCAGGGCTTTCTTGGTGCTATCATGGCCAAGATGTATGATGATCGTGTTATCTATAAGAAGCAGATGATCAAAAATAAAAAACTTCTAGAACAAATTGATTCTGAATTAAAATCAAGAAATCTACTACATATGAACTAACTTCGCCTGAAGGTGAGATATTCATTACAAATATATTGACAAATTTCTGTGAACAATATAAATTGGCATTTACAACACTATGGATAAACTCTGAAACTGGTCGAATTCCAGTTAAAGGTAGAAACAAAGGTTGGAAGTGTATTAAAATTAAGGATTAAATATGGATTTAACTACATTGACAAATGAGGAGATCGCAGCGCTCCGTATGTCAACTGTTAAGGAGATCTCTCGCCTTGATAATCTTCAAATGGCGAAGAAGATTCAACTTAACAGTGCATACGGCGCGCTGGGTTAGCAACAAATACTTCCGTTGGTATGACATCAACCACGCTGAAGCTATTACTATGTCTGGCCAGCTTTCCATCCGCTGGATTGCTGATCGTATGAATGAATACTTGAACAAGCTATGTGGTACGACAGACTATGATTATATCATTGCATCAGATACAGATTCTATCTATGTGACACTAGCACCTCTGGTCGACAAGATCATGCCAGATGAAACGGACACAAAGAAGATCGTTGAAGTTCTAGATAAGTTTTGCCTTAGTAAGATTGAACCATTCATCGATAAAGCATATCTGGAACTATCTGTTCGGATGAATGCATATGCACAAAAGATGTTCATGAAGCGTGAAGCTATTGCCGATAAAGCAATCTGGACAGCAAAGAAGCGATACATCCTAAACGTCTGGAATCAAGAAGGGGTTGCATACGATTCGGCAAAGCTGAAGATGTCTGGCATTGAAGCGGTCAAATCATCAACACCACAATCTTGTCGTGATAACATTAAGAAGGCATTAAATCTTGTCATGAACGAAAGTGAAACGACACTGCAAACGTTCATCGCAGATTTCCGTAAAATGTTTACACAGTTGCCTTTTGAGGAAGTGGCATTCCCTCGTGGTGTCAGTGATCTAGACAAGTATGAAACCAAAGACATTGAAACGTATGCTTCTGGTACTCCTATTCATGTTCGTGGCAGTATTCTGTACAATCGTATGCTAGAGCGTCATGGACTAGGTAATAAATACGAGCAGATAACAAACGGTGATAAGGTGAAGTTCTGTTACATGAAAACACCTAATCCCGCTAGAACAAATGTCATCTCCTGTCCATCTGAGTTGCCATCAGAGTTTGATTTGGAGAAGTACATCGACTATCCAATGCAGTTTGATAAAGCGTTCATTGCACCACTACAGGGCATTCTGGATGTGATTGGTTGGAAGTCAGAGAAGATCGCAACACTAGAGGACTTTTTCAGCTAATGGACGAAGATTTTGATTTTGGATTTACATACACCACAACCGAAGATATTGCAGCACCAATCATTGTCTCTAAGACAACAAAGAATGAGGAAACGATTGACAAGCTACTCAAAGCTATCACACCACTACTAGACAATCTAGCCAAGGATGCAGACAAAGATGTCATCCATTGGCCAAATCGTGCTGCAAAGATTGAAGAGTTTCGCAAGAAACTATACAAAATCGCTGGAAAAACATTGACTAAGAAGTGATTTTGTGATACAGTGAATACTGGTTTAAACCAAGGAGAAAACCAAGGAGATTATATGAGCATTCTAGACAAACTACGTAAAGCAAGCACAATCAAGGAAGCAGATGTGCTATCGGATTCCAAGTTCTTTAATAAGAAGGACATGATTCAGACTTCCATTCCCATGCTCAATGTTGCACTATCAGGTAGTCTAGACGGTGGTATTACACCAGGTCTAACTCTCTGGTGTGGTCCATCAAAGCACTTCAAGTCATTCTTCTGTCTTCTAGAAGTCAAAGCGTACCTTGACAAATATCCTGAAGCTATCTGTCTCTTTTACGACTCGGAGTTTGGTGCTGGTAAGAAGTATTTTGAAACCATTGGCATTGATACTACTCGTGTTATTCATAGTCCAATCACCGACGTTGAACAGTTCAAGTTTGATGTTATGCAGCAACTTGAAGTGATTTCTCGTGGCGACAAGGTAATCATCTTTGTTGACTCTGTTGGTAACTTGGCTTCTAAGAAAGAAGTTGATGATGCCAAGGATGGCAAGTCTGTTTCAGATATGTCACGGGCGAAGCAGATCAAGTCTGTGTTTCGTATGATTACGCCACATCTAAACATCAAAGACATTCCAATGGTCGTTGTGAATCACACATATCAGACACAAGAAATGTACTCAAAGGCCGTCGTATCTGGTGGTACTGGTATCTACTATTCTGCTGATTCAATCTTCATCATTGGTCGTCAACAAGAGAAAGATGGCACCGAAGTCACTGGTTACAACTTCATCATCAATGTTGAAAAGTCACGCCATGTTCGTGAAAAGTCCAAGATTCCTATTGAAGTTCGTTTTGAAGGTGGTATCTCAACATGGTCTGGTCTACTAGATGTTGCTCTAGATTCTGGTCATATATTGAAATCTGGATCTTGGTATCAGATGGTGGATTTCGATACTGGAGAGATTTCAGATAAGAAAATCCGTGGAGGTGATATTGAGAAGTCTGGATTTTACAAAAGACTCATCAAGGATTCGCGTTTCAAAGAGTTTATCGAAAAGAAATATATGCTTTCAAATGAAACAATGATAACAGATGAAGAGATTGACGATTTTATAGACGATTATTGTTTATTAGGTGGGATGGCAGTCCGTGACCTACACTCTATTTATAAGAAAGACTTGATATGATTGAAGAACATGTAATCTTTTCACATCTACTTTATAATGAAGAATATTGCAGAAAGGTGATCCCATTCCTGAAGACCGAATACTTCCAAACACGACCTAACAAGATCGTGTTTGGACTTATTGACAAGTATGTCAAGACTTATTACAGGGTGCCTACAAAGGAAGCTTTGCAGTCTGAAATCTTGTCTCTCACAAACATTAGTGAAGATGAGTATTCAATCTGCAAAGATACTGTACAGACATTCAATGCAGACTTGGCTACGTCCATTGATTGGTTGTTTAACGAAACGGAGAAGTTCTGCCAAGAACGGGCTGTGTATAATGCAATCATGGATTCCATCAAGATTATTGATGGTAAAGATGACAAGCGTGGTAAAGGAGCATTGCCAGAGATTCTAACTGAGGCTCTAGCAGTGTCTTTTGACACTAACATCGGGCATGACTTTCTTGGTGATGCTGAACAGCGATATGAGTTCTACCATCTTCGCGAGGAGAAGCTGGAGTTCGATCTGAAGTATTTCAACAAGATCACCAAGGGTGGTGTATCAAAGAAGACTTTGACCTGTATCCTAGCGTCCACGGGCGTTGGTAAGACAATGTTTATGACCCACTGTGCAGCCAATCACTTGAACATGGGCAAGAACGTTCTCTATATCACCATGGAAATGTCTGAAGAGCGGATTGCAGAACGTATTGACGCCAACTTGATGAATATCACGATGGACGAACTTCGTGATCTACCGAAAGATTCTTTCAACAAGAAGACCAATCGAATCAAGTCGTCAACACAAGGCAAGTTGATTATCAAGGAGTATCCAACATCATCTGCTGGTGCTGCACACTTCCGGCATCTATTGCAAGAACTTCGTATTAAGAAGAACTTCAAGCCAGATGTGATCTATATTGACTATATAAACATCTGTGCGTCTACACGTATGAAGATGGGTGGTTCTGTTAATAGCTACATGTATATCAAGTCTATTGCAGAAGAACTGCGTGGGCTTGCTGTTGAGTTTGATCTACCAATCATCACGGCTACACAGTCAAATCGTGATGGTTATAACTCTTCTGATCTTGGGCTAGACAACACCTCAGAGTCGTTTGGTTTGCCAGCAACAGTAGACTTTATGTTTGCTCTGATGTCAACCGACGAGCTAGCTGATATGAACCAGATCCTTGTCAAGCAGTTGAAGAATCGCTACAGTGATATCAACGAAAACAAGAGGTTTGTTATCGGTGTCAACAAGTCTAAGATGCGTTTTCATGATGTGGATGATTCTGAGCAAGAGAATATTCTAGAAGGTCCTAAGAAAGATAAGTATCAGGACAAGCCGGTAATGGACAACACTCAGGTCGGTATTCGTGCCAACGAAGAAGACAATATGAAGTGGATGACTCGTAAAGCGGGCAGGAAAGATTTTAGTTCCTTAAGGATGACATGATATACAGAATCAGAACGTTCGATGGTAAGTACCACATTTTTGAGACAACCACTGGGTTTAACATATACTCCTCTTCAGACGACGACAAAGTGAAATCTATGTGTCGTTTTCTAAACTCTGGGGGTGGTTTCAATGGAGCCACCCCTGCATTTTTTTGCCACAAAGCTGACATTATCGATTGACATTTTTTCAGAATCAGCTACATTGAGAATGTAGTTAGTGAGAAAGGTGATTCGTTATGATTAAGATTTTTGCTATTGCATTCGCTCTGGTTGCCCTAGAACTCTTTGGGTTCAAGGAACTCGTTAGTTTTATGCATCCCATTGCGTTGATTAAGTTTTTCATCGCTATTCCGTTCGTTGCCATTGCTGCGATTACCGCTTGGTATCCCTTTGCGGT